AGCCAGTCTTGTTTTTGTATTTGCTGTAGCTGCTGCGTACGCAAGATCTCCTGCTGTGGTTTCAGGGTTTAACGCCTTTAACCTTGTATCTACGCCTTGACCAAAGGTATCGAAATCTGCTGGCAGATCAGTTACCAAATCGGTAGACGTAGGCATCACAAAGCCATAATTGGTTGTTGGATTTGCCATTTGTTGCCTTCCTTATGCTACGACTTGGGCTTCTGCCCAGTCTAGTGTACCTGAAACCGTGTTCCAAGCCTCTAAAGGCGAAACCTGGCTCCAATTCTGTGATAGTACGCTGAGTGCGTATTCTGTCAGATAAAGCGTTAAAAATACTTCATATTGGTTAATTGTCCAGGTTATGCCTTCAACAAACCCAGCAAAGTTATTTTCGTAAATTGTATCCGGTGGATTAATCTCTAGCGGCATACCGTTGTAAACCTCAATTAGATCGTCACGCAAGATATTGGTCATAGAGTCAAGCTGTAAAGGTATTGTGATACTGCTAAGAGATCTACGAGGGAAAGCCCGTGTAGTTAAATAAAGATCTAGTATTGCTTCCGCAGCTGCTTGTTCTTCAAGCAAAGTGCTAACCGATACTGCTAACTGACCATAATCACTAATTGACGTTGCATTAGTATCTGAAACTGTTTGATTGTTTTTGTAAGTAACTGTTATGTCATTGGCAAGATCAGCCATACGCTCAATTGTAGATAAGTTACTGGCTAGTATTACGTTAGTAGGGATTGTGGTAAATCCGTTGGCACTAACATTATTAACCCTAGCACTTGAATCGTCATAATTAAGCCTGCCGTCACGACCTTCATAAAGTATGCCCCTTGCACTATTAGCAACTAAACCAGCAAAATTAAAAGCATTAGTAGCGCCGTCTGAGTAAGCGACTATTTCATAATTGCCAGGTGTATCTATGTTGCCTAAATAAGGATTGTAAGTAAGCCAAGTAAGTGTAGGATCAACGTTAGCCCAAGTAACACCTGCTGGAGTATCTTGCCAGCGTTCAGCTGTTGCTTCGCTAATTATGTTGTAAATACGAGTACCATCAAACTCTTTGCTAAACCCACTACCGCCAACCAAACGCCTATTTAATCTAGCTAAGGATCCAACACCTGTGATAGTAGTTTTTGTAGCAAAGCCAACTGCGCCGTAAGAGTCAATACTGCGAGCAATATCTGATACAAAGCCTGCGAATATGTCAATAGGTGTTCCAGTAGTGTCATCTATTAAAACTGTTATTGAGTGATCTATCTCTACTATTGGGATATTGTTGCCAAAGGTTATTAGATCTATTGTGCAATACCCTGCGCGTGGCTGATCGTCAACGCTAGTACGTCCAGTAGTAATTCTTACACCGTTTAACGTGTTGCCTGTGTAAGTTACTCCGTCAATTAAGACTGCTGGGTTAGGTGTGTAGGCTGGCATTACTGGGCGATAAACTCTGATACTAATGGCAAGTTACCGTTTCGAGCGCCTTCGTTTCTAATGATTTCTGCGATTGCTCTAGCTGCGCCTGCTGGGTCAATTAAGTTGCCGGTCACATTAACATTTACTGTTTGTGGCTTTGTGGTAGGCGCTCTATTTGTTACAGGTATGCCCGTTCTAATAGATTCAGCTACGTTAAATCCCTTACCAAAGCCAAAGAAAGGATCGCCAAACTTTTCATTAAGACCCTCAATTACGCCGCCAAATTGACTAATTAACCCTAAATCGTCTTTTAATGTTTGTATTTGAGATTTAGATAAACCTCTAATAGTAGGTACGGTTGCAGCTCCGCCAGTACCAGCACCGCCAGCTCCAGGAGTAAAAGTTGGCAGAAAACCACCGCCACCGCCACCGCCCGTAGGGGCTTTGCTTAAATTAACTAACTGGCGGTATTGGTTAGCCAAACCGTCATTAACATTATTTAACGCTCTGTACTGATCCTCTAAGCCTTTAGTAACTACTTTATTATCCTCAGCAAACACTCTAAACGCAGCTCTTAAATCTCCTTGCACAATTAAAACTAAAGCCTGCATACTTTTTATGATCAGGTTTATCAGTTCAAGTATGGCTCTAAAAAATACAATAGGAGCATTTAAGGTAGCCAAACTTATGTCCCTAAATACGTTTTTTAAGAGTACGGCAACGTCATTTTGTTCTCTAGTTGCGTCGGCTGCAAATCCTAATCTTATTGTTAATTCCTTAAAACTTTCCTTCAAGGCGTCAACGTTTTTAATAGAATAGTTTTTAATTTCTACGCTAGTATCTTTAAGACTTTGTATGAAGTCTTTAACTCTAGGTACTAATTCAGTTCGTATGATTGGTACTAAATTTTCATTAAAAAACCTAAATAGATCTACTGCAACTGGTAATAATTGCTCACCAATTTCTATCTTTGTGTTTTCTAACTCAGCAGTAAGTATTCTTTGCTGGTTAGCAAGTCCGTCTGATGTTCTAGCAAAGTCACCTTGTGCAGCGCTTGTTTGTTCGTAAATAACTTTTTGGGCTGCTAATACTTTTTGCTGTGGAGTCAAAGCATTTTTAGTAGTGCTAATTAAACCAAGTTCTAATGCTGCGTTACGCAAAGTAGCGTCATCTAGTAATACACCAAACTGACGAAGTGGCTCAGCTTCTCCACGCAAAGCAGATCCAATAGCGTTAATGGCTTGCTCTGGAGTTGTGTTATTAAAAGAAGCAAGATCAGACGCTAAACCGACAAAGTCAGTAGAGAAGGTTACTAATTCCTCACCTGCTAAACCAGCAGCTCTACCAAAGGTTGCAAAGGTAGCTGAAGCGTCTAATGCTTGTTGCTTACTTTGTCCAAATTGTGCAGCTGCGGTGTCTGCAAACTTTTGTACTGCAATACTACCTTCGCCAAAGAGTACGTTTGTTTTGGCTAAGGTTTCGCTAAAGTCACTAGCGGCTCTAGTTGCGTCTATGCCTAACTTAACTGCAAAGGCAGCCGCAGCAATACCAGCAGCAGCGGCAGCTGCGCCAACTTTCTTAAAAGTATCACCAATGCGATTGCCTGAATTACCAGTTTCGTTTTCGGCTTTTTTTAAGCCTTTAACTAAATCATCTGTATCAGCAAGGATAGATAGTTTAAGAGTACGATTGCCTGCCATTAGAACCTATCCAGTATTTTCTCGAAACCTTTTTCCCATTTTTCAATAAGTTCAGGCTGCTCTTGTCTTAGTGTTGGATAAATAAAATATCCAGCATTACCACGACCTTTATTTGGTGATCGGCCAGGGAATTGTTTGTATCGCCGAGATCCAAACTCTAAACCATAGAGAATATCTTGAGTGTTACCGCCACCGCTTAATTTTTGACTAGCAAACCCATACTTAAACTCACCGATTTTACTTGATTTAGCAATACGAACACCGTCAGCAACTTTAATAGATCCTTTAGGGTATTTACTATTGCGTCTAGCAGCAGCTTTAATTTGATCAGCAGCATACTCAGCAAGTTCACCGGATAATTTTTTAGTTTGATCTATTGCTTCATCGTCCATAGCCTTAAAAGATTTAAGGATTTGGCGTAGGTCGGCTCTGTTGTATTCAACTTTAACGTCAGCCATTACGCTCCTTTAATATCTCTAATGCGGTTAAAATATCCTCTGCATTATCCCAATACTGCATAGGTATCTTTGTTGCGATAGCAAGTTCAACTATTAGTCGTCCGAGGCTACCGCTTGGGTGGGGTTTACTGCTGTTTCCTCTATTTCAATATCTGCAACTGTGGCGCACCAATTATCTAAACTTAGCGCTGCCTTGTTTGGATTTTCGCGCTTCATAGCGTGATAAGCCAAGAACATAAGATCGCTAATACCTAGTGAAGGATCTTTGCTGATCTTTTGACCAGTTTCTAGTTCCCACTTGCGCCACTCAGGCGGTGCAGCTACATAAGTAGCTTGATCGCCTGTGTTTGTAGTTATTTTGATATTTAGTTTCATTTGTTCTCCCGATTGTGTTTATTTAGCTAAAGGTTTCTGTTACTGTGCCTTTGGATACCTTGAAGGTAAAGGATACTGTTTGTGCGTCAGTTCCAGCGCCACCTGCACTTGGAAACTCTGGTAGGCAGTCAAACGCGAATACTGCGCCTGTTGCTGCTGTCATAGTTACGGTAAAGGTTGCGTCAGGTGTTTCTGCTGCTGTCCATAAAGCTTCACATACTGAGCTTGTCTTGCCCCAGTCTGCCAAGATCTCTAATGCGAACTCAGCTTCTACGTTGGTGGTTTTGTAAGCTTCGCCGTCAAGAGTTTGGTATGTCTGACGATCGTTTGTTTTTGTTAATACAGCAGATGTTGCTTGTGCGTCAATATCTGTTCCCAAAGATCCTGAGAAAGATAAAGATACGTCCCTGCCTGTGATTACTGTTGTTGCCATATTGCTTCCTAGTTTGTGTAGTAGGTTGATACATTAAAATCAGCTACGAGTAAGTCACTCGCACCGACTTGCGTAATTGACGGGCGATCTACTGCCCCAACTACATAATTAGCAGGCAGAGCTGCTAAGACCGATAGTAGCAGCGTTTCTAGGTTGTCTAGGGCTGCTTCGTTGCTGTAATAACCAACTGCAACGGTAATAGTAAAATTAAGTTTGCATCTAATAACAGATTTGCTTATGGTTTCGAACTCTATGTACGGGCTGTCCGGCACAATAACGATAGCCGGTGGGATAACAGACTCAGGTACAGAATTGTAAACGTTAGCGGCAATACCGCTTAAAGCTGTTTCTAGAGCAGTACGAGTTGCACTTATTGGCATAGCGACTCGACATCAACGTAAGGCGCTAGTAAGGCCTGAACACGATTGACGAGGCTTCTACCCATACGATATGGAGTTGGTGCAAAGTCCACGCCTTCGATCTGACCACCAGCTGCGGTGCGTGATTGGAATACTTCAACGCTTACTACATAGACTGCGGACTCTATTGCGTCGTTGCCTACATAAGTAGAAGCTCCCGATAGGGTGGCTAGACCACTTGGGA